ATTGTTCTTGTATCTGGAAGTCGCGACAAGGAATACCATCAAGTTCTTCTTGTTCGAACCGAATACTCTGTTCACAAGAACGCAAGTAATAAACGTTCTTACACCGATATTCGAATTGGCCAAGAACACACAAGGTGTATATGACTATCTGATCATATGCGACGAAAGAAACAATACACCTGATGTGATCGACCAAAATGAACTGGTTGTGGACATCTACATCAAACCTGTACGTGCCGCAGAATTCATCTTGGTTAACTTCTATGCCACACGAACTGGTCAGGACTTCCAAGAATTGGTATCCTAATCAATAATATATAAAATTATGAAACACCCCTCTTATTGAAAGAGGGGTGTTTTGTTATAAATATAAACGTGATAAAAGTAATTAAAATCCAACAAAGTTACGATCCTTCATATATTATAACTCTTGCTTTGGAATGCAGTGCCCAGTTAAAGTTGTTTCATTGGCAAACTTTTAGCTTTGCCCAACACGAAGCGTTTGATAAAATAGGAAAAGATTTAGCAAAAGCTTTTGATAAATTGGTGGAAGCTTTACTAGGTCGTTATCGTAGTTACGAGTATAAACCCATAAATTTGACTATAGAGCCATATTCTAATGACAATATTTTGGCAAAAATAAATCAATATATAGGAATTTTAACACAAAAAGAATGTCCAATCTTAAATCCAAATGACACCGATGCACAAAATATTGTAGAAGAAATCGTTGCAGAACTAAATAAATTAAAGTATTTGTTAACTTTAGAATAAATAATAATATATGGCAGCCACACAACAAACAATTCAGAATTTTTACCGTATAGTAACTGAACGTGATTTTTCACGTAAATTTAATTTCCGTGTTATTAATATTAATGCGGGTGACTCAAGCAGCCAAGTTTGGAACGAAGATGATTTGGTTTATGTTCGTACCGCTTCACTTCCTGCCCGTGAAATCACTGAAGTAACAGTTCCTTACATGGGATTGGATTTCCATATTCCTGGTAGTGCCAAATATCCTGGCTCCGAAGCTTATGCAATGGAATTTTATTGCGATCAAAAGAGCAATCTTCGTCAAAAGTTTGAAGATTGGACACGAGATGTTTTTGATGATGTCACAAGCACTGGTAACTATTTTGCCGCCAAGCAAACAGCCGTCATTGATTTGGTTCAATTAGACAACCAATTGAATCGCGTTTCGCAATATCAGTTGGTCGGTGTTTCTCCTCGTAATGTTGGACCTCTGGAATATGATATTACCAATGGTGGTGAATTCGTAACATTCACAGTCACTGTTGCTTATCAATATTTCCGTAGAACCTATCAAAGTTAATATACTCCTCTAAATATTAGAGGAGGATAATCATATCAATAATCCAGTAACAGATGCTATACGCAGTTTAGGAAGTAATATTCGTGGTTTGGCCACTGGCACAAATCCTCTTTTTGCTCCACAAGTAAGCAGTCTTTTCGGTTTCAATATACCAGGTGTTCCCCTTATCAGTGCACAGGAATATTTCCTGACACAAATGGAGAGTTGGTTCAGTTCAATTCCTTTAAACAGTCAATGGGTTGTTTTGATAGATACATATCCAAGGGCTATTTCATCCGACATTATTCAAAATCTTGAATATGTAGGCGGAGACAAAAAAGGTTGGGACGTTTCTCAACCAAAAGGAATATTAACAAGTTACTTTTACCAAAAGGTGGTGGGCTGTCTTTTTGCTCAAGGAGTTAATATTCCTAATGAAAAATATGATGTTCAGAATCTAGCAATCAAAAATAATCGAGGATTTGTTCCAGGTCTTATTGCTGGTGACCGAACAGGGTATTCTGGGTTGCCTCTTGTTATTGAATTTCGAGAAACAAACACATCTTTTATGGACATGGTCATTCGTCCATGGGTAATATTGGCCAGTCATTATGGTTTTGTGGCACGTCCTGGTGGTGATAACGATATACGCAACATAAAATGTACTGTAACAATTCTTCAATACACACGTTCTTATCAAAAAGTCAGTCAAATACCTCGTAAAGTTTGGACATTCTATAATTGTGTTCCAACCGGACTTGTTGACCAAAGTTTAACCTATTCTCCTGATACTGAATATGAGAAATATGCCACATATTGGACTTATACCAATTATACTGTGCATTCCAATCTGTATATTCCACTTCCAAACATCATTAATCGAATCAGTACCGGAACAATTCCGAATGTTTCACCTTTCCAAAATGGAAACAGCTTTACATCTGCTAATCTTCCTACGAATTTCCAAGGTTTCTTTTAATCTATGAAAAATTTTCTTTGTAAGGTGCTCATACCTTCAACTGGAAAATATGAATATTTCCGGGAAATAGACTTTTCCACAAGCAAAACTATCAGCAAATATATACAGAATAATGATATATTGGGGTTTTCAAAATGCATGGAAAGCATCATAGAAGCCAATTCTCAAGGGGAAAAAAGGTTTAATATCATAGATATGTTGGCTATTTTATGCCAATTAAGATCATATTCATATGGAGATACCATAACTTTGTCGGGAAAAAATGAAAAAGATCAGCCTGTAACATACAAACATCGTATAAATCGCATCTTAAACTACTCAGGCACAATCAAAGAGTGCCAAGAAGAATGTTTTTATAATAAAAATATAGAACTTTGTGTGGATCTTCCTTATAATTTGATATCTGACGAGGATTTCGATGTAATTTCTCGTAATATAAAGTATCTTAGAGTGGATCATGAACAAATAGATTTTCAAAATATAAAAAGTTCTGATAAACAAAACATATTAAGCATGTTGGATGCCTCATTTTCCGGTGAAATATTGAAATATAATCAAAAAATAATAAAATTATTAGATCAAATTAAGCTTTTTGAAGATATTGAAATAAAAGATTTTAAAAATATAACATTAAATCCATATAATGAGTCTGTAATTCAATATCTTTTGGCCATTTTCAACTATGATTTGATGAATATATATGAATTGGAGTATATTTTGATAAGAAGACTGCGTTTTTCTCTATCCGATTTACAAAATATGTCAATTAATGAAGCAGAATTGCACCTTAATCTTTACAAAAAGGAATTGCAAACAATAGAAGAGATGCAAAAAAAGAATAGCCCTTGAAAAACAGGCTTGATTGCTAATTAATTTTATGGCAGAAGTCAATTTAGATAAAGTTTTAAGTAAATTAAAAGAGTATTCCAATTCAGACAAGGTGGATTGTCTTGTATTGAGCAAAAAAGAAACTCGCAAGTTTACACCTTTGACAGCCAAGCAACAAAAGGATCTGATTGAAGCTGCTGCATCAGGTTCTAAGGCAGCTTTCTTGTATCCTAAAGCAGTAAACAGCATTCTTTTGGATAATGGTGAAGATAAAAACATGCTTGTTAGTGACCGGGCATTGATTGTATTAGCATTGCGTGTTCATTCTTTTGGACCAACACAAAAGATTGACAAGGATGGTCAAATTATTGAAGTAAATCTTCAAACCATATTGGATAATTTTGATAAAAATATTGAAGTAAAATATAATGAAACTTTTTCTCAAGGTCCTATTACAGTTAACTGCTCGGTACCAACAATTGAATACGAGAATAAGACTTTGGATTCATATCTGAAGTATCGTTCCGCAGAATTTGAGAATGATTCAAAGATTCAAAAGCTTCTTAGTGAAATTTATATACTGGAAATTGCCAAATATATAACCAGTATAGAACTAACAGAAAAAGAACCGATTGTTATAGATCTTAAAAGTCAAACAGTGGCTCAAAATATAAAAACAGTTGAAAGTTTAACGGCTTCTTTGGTTCAAAAGATACTCGGATTTATTGCAAATATCAAGAATTTAGAAAATAATATAACCAGCCAGAAAATAGGTGAGCAAACTGTTGATTTGAACCTAGATACAAGTTTCTTCTCTAACGTCTAAAAAGATATTTTTTAATAAATATTTTGGATGACTAATGAAGAGACAATCAATCTCTTAAAAACCTTATCCCAAACAGTAGATAAATTGGCTTCTTTTGACAGAAAGAAGGGGGATGAAAAGGGGGATACTATAGTAAATGAGGACGATAAACTGTCTTCTACTCTTTCAACTACTGAAAAACGTCGGTGGGAAACAATGTCTAAAATTCTTGCCAAATCAATCAAAGATATTGTATTTCCCAAAAGTGAAGAAAAAGTGGGAAGACCTGAATTTAAACAAAAAGAAGTTAAAGATTTGGTTCTTTCACCCACTCTTGCAAAACTAGAAGACAAATCCAATAAGTGGATAAAAGCACTTTTAGGTGCACTTGCTCTTTTAGCCGGTATTGTATCCGGAGCTATTGCAGAAATAGTAAAGATGTTAAAGGGATTAAAATTATTTTTAAGTGAAACCAAATTAGGAAAATTCATAAAAGAAATTTTTTCCGCTATAAAACTTAAAATTCTTGAATTGTTAAAACCTATACGTGAAACAAAATTTGTAAAATTTATTGAAGATGCATTAAAAGAAAAGGTTATTAAACCTATAGCTAAATTATTTGAAACTATTGGAAGACTGTTCAAAATAGTTGAAGCAGGAAAAGGTCCTTTGCTTATGATGAAAGCATTTCCGACCTTTTTTAGATTGTTTGAAGATTATATTAGAGTAATATTTAAAGTTTTTCAATTTGGAACAAAAATAGGAAGATTATTCGGTAAACTTTTAGGACCGGTAATGGCTGTTTTTGAAGTTGTTGTCGGTTTGGTTCAGGCATTTACAGATCCTAAATTGAGCGATAAATCATTTCTTCAAAAAATAGTTACAGGTCTTACACAAGGATTGTTAAACTTTTTTGATTTCTTTGAAATTTTTGGTCTGGATCTTTTTAAGTTTGAAACTATCAGGGATCGGATAGAAGAGATATTTAAGCCGTTTCGGGAAGGAAAATGGTTGCAAGGATTGTCACAAATAGGGAATCAACTTTCATCTGTAATCATTTCCATACCTGGAAAAATAGTTGGTTGGATTATAGGTTGGTTTGATAAGGATCTGGGAAAGAAAATTAGTGATTTCTTTGATAGATTTGATTTAGGAAAATTTTACACAGCTATCGCAAAAAGAATAGGAAATATTTTTGAACCGATAATGAATCTTTTCAATTATATAGGAGAAAAAATCAGTCCGTACATAACTCCAATATTAACTCTTTTGGGGGGTCCTGTTATGTGGGCGTTTGAACTTCTTAAAAAAACCTTTGAATATATTTCACCATTAATGAAAGACATAGCATCTTTAGCATCTAAATTTTTTGGTTATATAAAGAACTTTTTTGTCATGATTTGGGATGGTATAAAGTCTTTGGCTGACAAAATATCCCAGATTCCTTTCATGAAAAAAGTAGGGGAGGAATTAAAAGCCATAGCATCAGAATCACAAATAACAGAAATGCCAACACCTGCAGTTGCTACAACGCCTATATTTGATGTTTCTTCAGAAACAAATATGGCTAATAGAAATTTAAATGATTTATCAAAACCTTTTTCAGTGTTCACCGATGAAATGAATAATTTAAATAAAACAAATGGGTTTAATTTTGAAAATTTAGTATCTAAAATTGAAAACAATCCATCAGAAGCTTTTTCAATGTTTGGCGATCAAATGGGCAATCTCAATAAAACAAATACTGTTAATAACAAAATAGCAGTAGATCAATTGCGCGAATTCAAAACATTAAATCAAAAATTTGATATGTTAATGGAACAATTGGCAAACGGAAAGAATGTTGTGAATAATGTTATCAACCAAAGCACACAAAACAGTTTTCCTCAATCAACTTCAGTTTTTGATTTGAGACAAGGATATAGAGGTAATTAAATATGTCAGATTTTGTAGGAGATATTTGGAAATTTGCAGACAATCCCATAAATTTTGAAGGAAGGGAT